CAGCGAACGGCTCGTGGCCAGTCTACGCTCACAATGAACCTCCTACTCCAGACAACTGTCTTACCTGCTATGACGTCGATCCTACTTACAACGGAAGAGATCACGTCACGGGAGAAGTTCAGGAACATCACGGAGTCCAAATCAGAGTTCGATCGTCAAAAGCTTCCGTGGGCGTCACGAAAGGTTCGACGGTCTTAACTCAGCTTGATACGCAGGTTTTAAGGACAACGGTCTCAATCGATTCGAGTGAGTACCTAGTTCAATGTATTTCTCGTCAAACAGGACTCCTAACGCTAGGGAAAGAAAAGGATGCTAGCGCTAGGAACTTGTACACGGTCAACGTACTCGTTGCGGTACGCCAGACAGTTTAACCGAAAGGAATTGCAATGGGTGCTCCATCACCAACGACACGATCGACTCCAACCGGAACGAAAATGGATGACGGTTTCAGCACACTCGTAACGATTGCTGCTGACACCGATATCGACTTCTGGGAGAAGGAAGTCTCTCCCGGAGGTCTCGACGGCGGAGACGCTATCGAGACGAGCACGATGCACAATACCGACGTGCGTACAAAAGCTCCTCGAAGTCTTTACGACTACACAGACTCTTCAATCACAGTAGCCTATGATGCGTCTGTCATCGATCAGATCGACGCCATCATCAATACGAATACCACTATCACGATCACGTTTCCGAACGGAGACAAGTGGGCATTCTACGGATACCTGAAGAGCTTCGTCACCGGTAATAATACCGAAGGCGAACAGCCTGAAGCCACAGTTGAAATCGTGGCCACTAACGTCGATCCATCAGACGGTTCCGAAGCCAAGCCAAACTTCGTCTCTGCTGCTGGTACCGACTAATTGAAACCTCTCCTAAGACAGGAGAGTAAGGAGCATGGAAGCTCCACTTTATTTTCCTCTAACGAAAGAGCACGACCATGTCCGAAGAACTACTTGATTTCAGTACCTCCCGAAAAGAGGTTACAGTCCACATCGACAAACAGCCGTTCATTCTCGTCGAAGCTTCTGGCGAAGCAGTTGTCTTTTATCGGAACTTCATCCTTGAGCGAACGACTCTCAAGGATGGCTCAGCCTCGAAGCTCAGAGGAATCGCAGATGCTGAGCCGGAGATTCTCTCTCGCTGTCTCTTTAAGGTCGACGGAGACGAGCGGAAGAACGTCTCAGTTGGAACGATTAAGTCTTGGCCGAATCGAATCCAGAAGGCTCTCTTCGATCGTCTGAAAGATATCTCCGATCTCGACGTAGATGAAGAAACTGTCGAAGACCTCGAAAAGAAACTTGAGAAGCTTCGTCAGAAGGAGGAGGACAGGGGAAACGAGTAACGCGGGAGGATCGCTGGATGCGACTTTCCGCAACTCTCGGTCTTTCTCTTCAGGAATGTCGGCGGCAAACGAGTCATCGAGAGTTTCTTGATTGGTGCGAGTGGTTAGATAGAGAATGGAATACTCCGAGCCGCACTGATAATTACCTCATGCAGATCGCTGGAGAGATACGAGCTAAGTTCAGCAAGAGGGGTTATCGACTCGCTGACCTGATTGTTAAGTTTCCGAGACGAAAGAAAAGGATTCTGACCAGAGCCGAACGAGAAGCTAAGACGAAGCTTGCGAAGAGCCGTTGGGGCAGAATCATCGGCCTGGGGAAGAAGGGTAAGAAGGATGCCGAGCGAGACTGAAATTGAACGCATGGTCGTTCGATTAACTGGAGACAACTCCAAGTACGTCAAGTCTCTGAAGGATTCGACGGATCAAACTAAGAAGTACGCTGGTCAGGTCGAGAAAGCTGCTAGGGATGCTTCTGGTAAGTTCGTTTCAGCCCACGATAAGATGATTGCGAAGCACGGAAAGTTTCGAGCAAGTCTTATCCAGACAGGGAAGTCAATCTCCGACCTCGGCGATAAGATGTCGTCACTTGGAAGGTCGATGAGCCTAAGAGTGACGGCACCTATCGCCGCAGCTGCTACAGGTTCGATCGTTGCTTTTAACTCGTTCGATAAAGCGATGACCGAGTCTACGGCAATCATGGGAAACCTCTCCGACGAGACGAAAGCCTCAATGCGTCAAGTCGCTCTCTCGCTCTCGGAGGGTGGAGAGGTTCCTCAGTCTGCGAAGGAGCTTGCTGAATCTTACTTCTTCCTAGCGTCAGCTGGTAAGTCAGCTGAACAGTCGATGGCTCTTCTACCTAATGTAGCGAGATTCGCTACAGCTGGTAACTTCGACATGGCTTTGGCTACCGACCTCCTCACCGATGCTCAGAGTGCTCTCGGTCTCTCCTCGAAGGACGTAGCCGAAGACACGAAGAATATGGCGAGGGTAGCGGACGTGCTCGTGAAAGCGAATACGCTCGCGAATGCTTCCGTTCAGCAGTTCTCTGAGTCACTAACTAATACAGCGGGAGCCTCGCTGAAAAACTTTAACAAGGATGTAGAAGAAGGAGTTGCTCTGCTCGCTGCTTACGCTGATCAGGGAGTTAAAGGAAACGTAGCGGGCACGAACCTCACGAGAGTCATGCTCCTGCTTTCTAAGTCGTCTCGCTCTGCCGCAAAAGCTCACGAGAGTTTAGGCTTTAAGGTCTTCGACGCGAACGGCAAGATGCGTAACTTCGCAGACATCGTTCAGAACCTCGAAGACATTACTGCCGGAATGAGTGACGAGACGAAAGCAGCCACTCTCGAAATGTTAGGTTTTGAGGCTCGCGTACAGCAGGCAATTCTTCCTCTGTTAGGAACCTCTAGTGCTATCCGGCGATATGAAGCTGAACTCCGTAACGCGGGAGGAACCGTTAGAGAAGTTTCTGAGAAGCAGATGAAGAGCTTCAATAATCAGATGAAGGTTCTGAAGAATACTGCAGTCAACTTAGGGATCGAGATTGGCGAGAAGCTCGCTCCCTACTTGATCAAGTTTGGGCAATGGTTACGAGACGCTATCAAGTGGGTAAGCTCTCTTGACGAGACAACGAAGAGTTGGGTGTTAGCTGTTGCGGGAATCGCTGCGGCTCTCGGTCCAGTTCTAACTGTCGGCGGTCTCTTCTTAGGCTTCGTCGGAAACGCGATAACTGGGATCACTACCTTAACAACGACGATCGGAGGATTGAGAATTGCGGCTCTTTCGGCTCGCACCGCTCTTCTCGGAATGATTGGGGCCGCAACTCTCGCCAATAAGTTTAACTTCAACCCCGCTGAAGACTCCGTCAAGAACGCCAAGAGAGCCTTCCTGAAAGGAAAAGCAAAAGAGCGTGCTGGAAAGACTATTGAAGAGGCTCAGCACATTATCGGAAGAGCTAACAACGCGAGGTTTGGCCAAGATAGAATTCGATTCCTAAGAACAGCACTGCAAACAGCTAATACTCAAGGCAAGACAGGAGTCGCTAACCTCCTGAGACCTGCTCTCGCGAAAGCTATTGCCGATGAGGATGTGAGAAGAGCTAAGTTTGCGGGAGGTAGCGGAGGAAACGGAGTCACTGCCGGAGGTTCTACAGCAGCCGGTCAGAATCCTATTGCTAACGAGTCTCCGCAAGGTCAAACCTCAAAACCTTCGGTGGTAAAAGTTGACGGAAGCTCGACAATCTTCAAAGACATGGTCGAAGCTCTTAACACGCTCGTGACGTTAGAACAGACGAGTCCATTGAGGAAAGCTAAGAGAGGAGCACGATGACTGCTGCGATTAAGGATGGCCAGAAAACCTGGTCGATGTCGGTGGACGACGACGGCACGAGGAACTACGAGTTGACCTGGCTCGTGATTACTACTGATCCGCTCGATGGTCCCTACGTTATCTCCCAGACTCCTGGACTTTTCCTACCAGGCTCTAACTGGAGCGTTGATAATGATTATGACCCATGGGCGTTCTGCTCTCGTCGAATGACCCTTCAGCCTATCGTTTCGAATGAGCCGAACTATTATTGGAACGTCACTCAGTTCTTTTCAACGGCTCCCGACTTCAACTGCCAAGACGACAACGTTGAAGACCCTCTCCTCAAGCCAGACGTTATCTCAGGCAGCTTTCTTCGGCGGTCTCTTCTTCAGGATTACGATCGCAACGGAGTTCCGTTGGTATCTTCTTCGTGGGAGCCTCTTAACGACGAGTTGCGAGAGTTCGACGACGGAAATATGGGAGTAGTTATTCAACAGAACGTATCGCTGTTGGAGCTTCCTACGATCTCGAACATGGTAAACACTGTTAACGACGCAACGCTGTGGGGCATGGCGGCTCGTTACGTTAAGCTGTCAAACTTATCGTGGACGAAAAACTACTATGGTTCGTGCTATATCTACTTCACGCGAACTCTCGAATTTGAGGTCAGTCGTATTGGATTCGATAGAACCGCAGTTGACCGTGGAACGAAAGTGTTGAACGGTTATTGGGATGACCCAGCTGGTACGGGAACAGGCACAGGACTCGAAGACCTATGGGTGACTTCGCCTATCGACGGGATTGACCCGAACCCAAACAATCCTCAACACTTTATCCAAGCAAAAGATCGTAACGGAGAGAACATCGAACTTCTTCTAAACGGAGCCGGGTTGCCTCTCTCCGAAGGATCTTCTCCGGTCAGTAAAACAATTGAATACTATCCTGAGTCAAACTTCCTTTCT